TCACGACCGCAGGCCGCTGGTTATTGAGCCTAAATCCATCATAGAATGGCTCGACCCTGAAACCAGCAGTGAACGAGCCAGTGAGATAGCCAAGGATGAGTCCGTGCCGGCTGATAAATTCACCTGGCATCCTGTTGCTAAAACGGTCGGTAACGTCAAGAACCAGACAGCTGACCTGATTGAAGAGATTGATGATCCGATTCTGGAATGGAAAAGGCATCATTCACCTCCTATATGCTGGAATTCAATAACCCACACCCACGGGTTAGCTTGCCAGCTTTCCGCACCGTAGATAGACATCCATACCCTCGAAAACTCATCAATATCACCGAGAACATGGCTGTTTTCATAAGCGAATCCTTCGCTACGTGCATCTTCACCACTTATGTTCTGCAAGCGCTCCACCCTAACATCGGTAATCTCCAGCGTTATGCGGGAAGCCCAGCGCGGCATATGTATAGATGGGCTCCATTTGTCGATCACGGCTGGTTTATTGCAGTTCTCAATTGGCACGCGGTGCGTTTGCTGCGTCCAGCTTTGTTGCTCACTGGCTTTATAAACCAGTGTGGCCACGTCAGTAGCCCGACTATGTACGCGGAACGTCTCACGCACCCACAGGCGATCACCAACTGCACCGAACGGGCAGAGGGACAATATTTGCTCCATTGCGTTTGGGTAAATCCAGCCAGCTGGTGGGTATTTCTTCGCTTCCAGTTTGTTGCGAAGAAATACCAGGTTCGGCAGGATGTCAGAGCGGCGCGGCTGATGAAGAACTTTTCGACGCGTCTGCATCTTTCTGCCGTTGAGAACTGCACGAACCATGTCGGCGTTAAAGAGGATTGGGCGTTCACGCATGTCTATTTTCCTCCTTAAAATTTTCTTTCCAGCCCTGATTCAGCATCCAGCTATAACGGTCGTTACATTTCCTGGAGTAGCCGGAGCTTTCCGAAGAGAGACGACGATCTTTATTTGGAAACCAGCGAGACCAGCCATAACGATCAAATTGATACTCGGTGCCGTCCGCCAGAATTATCCGGCGGTGCTGCACTTCGTTTTTTCTGCTGCCATCCGGCAACACGCTACAGCTGCTGCCGGTTATAATGAAACTGGCTCCCGTAAAATCGATCATGGTTTTTGCCATCACTTACCATCCTTAACTGCACGGAGCCATATACAAACAGCACCATCATCCGAGTCATGAATAGAACCAACGAACCATCCATCACCTGCAGGCGATTCTGGATTCCAGTTAGAAAGGTCTGCGCCATCTACATCAGGATCGGACATTTCCTCATCACGATATTCGACCGACCATTCCAACCCCTGAGATTCCATCCAGCCTTTGAATTCTTCATTTGGTATGTATTCACGGCCATCACAAAAAGCCAGGTAATCCGGATGCGTCCAGTAACCGTAACTATCGCGCTGAACTTCAATTGGCTGGATCATTTGATAGCTCCCGTACATTTCTTGCCAGAACTGAACAGCCAAGGCTGCTCACTCAAAGGTTTAGTTTTATCGTATGGGCGCTGGATCATTTGGCACCGCCAGATTTCATGAAGGTTGCATGAGCTAACAGGCTGAGCGTGCCGTAGTAATCACCCATATTGAATTTGATAAGGTGCATATACCCGCGATTGTGTAGCTTCACAGGTACGCAGCATCCCATTTGAAGACGCCTGACATGACGCGGTGCTTTAGTGGACATAAATTTGGCTCCCATACTGAGCATGAAGATGCTGGTTCAGCTTTTCAGCGAGGTTCTGGGCCTTGATGGGATTAGAAACCAGCCCATAATCGGCACACAACCAGCCGGCTTGCTGGTGGCAGTAGCTGAAGGTTATGAATCCAACTGTGATGGCATCGGTTGGCGTCTGCATGGGAACCCCTCCATGCCCGGAGTGGGGCCGTTCATTACTCGGTTGATCACTTCATTGGCAAAAGACTTTTCGCCAGGCAGATCGAGTGCAATCGACAGGGTGGTTTGAACCATCTTCAAGTGGGCGTTCTGCTCGATGTAGGTAGCCAGCAAGTCAAACTTCACATACTGCCCATTAGGGCATGACCGCATATAAGCCATCTCGTGGTTCATCTGCATCATGTAGTCAGGCTGGAAGCGCTCTACCTGTGAATCAGGGGAGGCTTTAACGAGTGCCTGACGGATATCGAGGCGAACGGCCAGAGCACGCAGCAGGCAGGAGATATCCGGGAAGGATTTATCCAGCTCTTTTGCTTTACCGAAAGCTTCTGAAACCAGCTCTGACGTTGTTAATTCTGCTACTTCTGCCATGTGTGTACCTATCAAATTCAGGCTGCACGAATCCCTTGCCAGATTGGCAATAATTCAGAAGGCCTTGGTGTATTTAATTGGCTGGTGGATCACTGCATTAATCCACAACCTGTCTCCGCTGAGTGAGGTGGTATCAGGAGTTGAACCTGCATCAGGTGGATCGACCTGACTATCACCGGATATCCCACATCGGCAAGGGCGTTCGCTTAGCGTCTCAAAGCGTTCAACAAAGACCCGCCTTGCAAATGCCCTTGCCTGTTGTGAAAAAAGTGCGGGTAACCGGGTTATAAATTCCCTGGTGAGGAGGTAACCGGATACCCGCCAAGACTACACACAGCATTTAAACATATGGAGATGACTTGGTAACACCTGTTAGCCATCTGGTAAAGCTAAAGGTAATTAAAGTTACAGTTGTTGTCAATGGGTTTGGTAACAAGAGTTACCTGTGGAAGCGAAAATAAACCCGTGGGTACGGGTTTGGAGGGTTAAAGCTCTTGGACTACCTGAACGACTTTGCCAAGAATGCGACAGGTATTGTCACACTGGATCGGTTTAAAAATTGGATTAAGGGGCATCAGATATCGGTAAGGGCCATCAACCACCATTTTTTTAACGGTGGCATCAGAACTGCCATCAATAACGGCCACAACAATTTTACCGTTCAGATCCTCAAACGAACCATAGTTCGGCTCCACTATGACAGTAGAACCTTCTGGGATGCTTGGATACCCATTTGGATTAGTCATAGATTCGCCTCTGACGTCCAGGGCAAATGCATCTTCAGAAACCTTCACAGTAGTAGAGCACCATCTAATTACATCACTCAGCCGAGCTGCTGCATACGAATCAGTCCAGCCACCTGCCTGAACGGAAGATATGACAGGCACCGATATCATCGGCGGAGAGATTGGTTTTAGCCTTGTATCATCCTTGACGTGATCACCCGTTCCATAGAGCAACCATTCTGGAGAGCAGGTAAGAGTTTTCGCCAGCTGATGAAGGTTTTCACCTGCCGGTCTAACCGTTCCATTCTCCCATTTGGTTACAGATACCCGGCTAACTCCAAGTAGCTTAGCCAACTGTTGCTGTGTGTAGTCCAGTTGGGTACGTCTCTGTCTAATTCGATCATTCATCTCGGTTTTCATGTAACCAATGTTACGCGAATCCGATGTAAAAGATGTTTGCGTAATTTGGTAACTTTTGTTACCTTCATCTAATTCCAAAAGAGGAGACATAAATGTACAAAAACCTTGTCATTCAGCATTTCGGTGGCGTTGTGAAAACCGCCGATGCTTTAGGTATTAAACACCCAGCAATTTCTCGCTGGGGCAGTGTAATCCCTGAAAAACAGGCGATGCGTCTCGAACGTATTACTAAAGGAGCTTTGCGTTATGAGCCAACGCTCTATGAGACAAACCATAACCGATCGGCGAAAGCCTGATAACTACCAAAGGTAAAGGCAAATGGTGGAATTACAGCAGATTGTGATTCAGGCATGTAAGCAGTACGAAGGCACGAACAGAGAGATTGCTGAATTCATGGGATTGAAATATGGCGAGTTTAACAACCGCCTGCACATGAAAAACGGCACCCGGTTCTTCGATATGGACCAGCTGGCGTTCATGCAGCACGTGGTAGGCCATCCGTTCCTGGCAGACTACTTTGCTGCTCAGTTTGGGATGCTGGTGGTAGATAACCCGAATCCTGAGCTGGTGGATAACGTGGACCTGTTCACTTTGCAGATGCACGCAGATGCAGCCAGAGGTTTAGCGGCGCAGGGCAAGCTGGATGCTGAAGAGGATGGGGTGGTTGAGTATCACGAACTGAAGTCAGTAACACAGAGCGTTATGAAGTCCATTCGCTACACCATGCAGGGTGTACTGACCTGGGCAGCGTTGCACGGTATGCAGGCCGATGCAGCAGATTTGATGGTGGGCAGAAAAGTTGATGCCCAGGAGATTGCAGCTCCCGGGCATCGTCGCACTTAAGTCACTTTTAGCGGAGACACAAGCACATGAACAGTTTACTTAAAAAAGCTGGCATACCGCAAATGCGTTGTAAGCCATTACCGGGCGGTAAATCACCGGTCCCTTATTGCTATGAGTCCAGATTAACTGGCGAAGCGGTGAACAGCAACTACCAGGCTGAAGAGTCACGGGTAGAAATCATGAAGGTCTGGCAGCAGGTCAACGAACTGGCATCAGATGGAGGGCTGCGTGGATGAAGACAGCCAAAACCTCAAAAGGAAATACCGGGACCATCGCGGCGTTCTGGTCACTGTTATCCGCTGGGACCGTATCAACCAGCAAGTCATCTACCTCCGTGAAGGGTATCCGTATGAGTGCATGCAGCCTCTGGAACTCTTCATCAAGAAATTCACGAGGGTTATATGAGCGTTAAGTTATCCGCATACGTTTGGGACGGCTGCGCTTTGTCTGGCATGAAGTTGTCGGAGGTGGTGATCATGGCTCGACTGGCTGACTGGTGTAATGACGAAGGCGTGTGCTGGCCAAGCGTGGCAACGATTGCGCGTCAGATTGGCGCTGGTGAAAGCACGGTGCGTAATGCGATCGGCAAACTGGTGAAGGATGGGTGGTTAAGCCGCCGTCAACGTCGCCAGGGCAACCGGAATGCGTCGAATATTTATGAGCTGAACGTTGCAAAACTGCGTGCTGCTGCCTCTAAAGTTCACCCGCCAGAATCTGACACCTCAGAATCTGACGCATCAAAATTTGAGGCATCAAAATCTGACCCGTCGAAATCCCAGCGTGAAAACGGTTTTGACCCTCTGAAATCTGGGGGCGATCCGTTAGTAAATTCAAAACAAGAACCATCAGATAAAAAGACTTCTTGTCAGCCTGCTGCGCAGACCGACCCTGAAGTGGTTTTGACTGACATGGCTAAGCAGGTATTAACCCACCTCAACCGGGTTACCGGACAGCGATACCAGGTAAGCAAGTCTTCGATGGAGAACATCCGGGCCCGGCTGGGTGAAGGGTTTACCACTGACGAGCTGATCCTGACGACCGATTACCTGAATGCCAAGTGGGCCAATGACCTGAAGATGGCTGAATACCTTCGCCCCACGACGATGTTCCAGCCAACGAAGTTTCAGGGGTACCTCAGCGGCGCTAACGGCTGGCTCAAAGCAGGCCGACCAAAGTGCGTGAACGGGGAGTGGGTCAGGGACAACGGCGAAACCATCGGGCACAAGCGTGAAGATCACACCGAACGTGACGCAGCCTACCGTCGCTTCATCGGGAGCGGCAGACAACTGAGAAACCCAAGCCAGCTGGAAGAAATGGTCA